TAAACCGTCCGGAAGATCTTGCACGGTATACACGGTAATAGATGAGCACGCAGCCGGGTGCACCGTCGCCGCCGTTGGAGCCGTTGCCGCCAGAACCGCCGGAATGGCTCCGCGTGGACACAGCTTGCGTCAATCCGCCGCCGCCTCCTCCGCCGCCTCCGTGACCTCCGCCACCGCCGCAGCCGAGCATGGTCGGCGTGTTCGGAATGATAGTTGCGTTGCCGCCAGAGCCGCCCGCGCCGCCTTTTGCGAGCCATCCGTAGCCTTGATACTCCGTTATATCGAAATGCGTCCATTCCAAGCGTCCGACATTGCCATCTCCTCCTGTGTTGCCCATAGCGGCACCGCCACCGCCACCGCCGCCAGAAACGCCAATCTGACCGTCGTATTTAGACCCGCTGCCGCTTGCGCCCTTGCCACCTGCGTAGCCGAGGGCGTTTCCTCCGTCTTTGCCTGCACGAACCTTGCTATCATCGCTTGTATAGTTTGCTTCGCCGCCGTTGCCTCCATCTCCGCCCTTAATGCCGTCGTCTCCGACTTGAGCGTAAAACTGGTTGTTGACCGGGTCTGCAAAACCAATATCAGAAGATGAGCCGTTTTCAGAGGATAGCGAGCCGAACTTTGTTTGCACGCCAGACGTACCGGCCACGCTGCCGCCTGCGGAATATACGCCGCCTTTACCGCCTGCACCGATTTGCACCGCGTAATTCGTTCCGGGCGTAACATTCATTTCAACGCTGTAAACCTTTCCGCCCACGCCGCCTGCGCCTGCTATACCGCCTTTGCCACCTGCGCCGCCGTTGTACACGTTCTTGCCGTCTTCGCCCTCACATCCACTCGAACCGCCAGACCCTCCCCCGATCAGCACTGCACGAATACTCGTCACATTCTCCGGCACCGTCCAAGTGCCGCTCTCCGTAAGCACTTCGACGGTATCGTAATATTCCTGCACGCCAATGTCCGGCGGAAAATAATCAATCAGCACACTTTCCTCTGCTGCAAGTTTGCCGGATACCGTAATGTCCGCGCTTTCAATGCAGCCGGAGACTGTACCGCCATAAGGGTGTGCAATCTTCACTACATCACCGGGGATTTCGCGTTTGGTTGCAATTTTGTAATTGATACGTTCGTTGTGGCTGTAATACTCGGCAAGGCGTTCTGCGACTGCCGTTGCGTTTACGAGAGATACGAGCGTTGCGCTCTCTACCTTAACCGTATTGTCGGACTGCGTAACGAGTTCGCGTGTTTTCGGTTTAATCTGCTGCATTACCTGCCGGGTAACGTGCGTATACTTTTTACCCGTCAGCACGCCCGAACCTGCCGAAACCGTTGCCCAGTTTGCGCCGCTTGCGAGAATGGAAAAGCCAGATGCCGCGAGGTCGTAGCACGGTTCGTCGAAGGTGATTTTGTCGCCTGCCGACGTTGTGCCCTTGAAAAGCTCCGTCGTTTCCGTTGCGCTCTGCGAATAGGCGTGTTCGGTTACGATTACCTCGGTAACAGGCGTTGCGTAATCAACCGTACCGCTTGCGTAGATTTCGCCTGCATCGATTGCGCTTGCCTCTCCACTCCACAACCCTTCAATGCGAATTGCACCGTCAAAGTCAACCTTAAACGTTGCACCAATCGCGAAAAGCACCTGCGTGAGGTTTTCGCGCCGTGTTGCGATAGGAAGCCAACCGTAGAGCTTGATGTTCTGCAAGTTCGTTTTGACGTAAACCGTCAGCGGACTGCAAATGTCCTCACAGACTTCCTTTACTGTCTCGCCTGTGTAAATACCGCCGTCATGATAGGTCTCGTCAAGCAGACCGACGGTCGAAGTGCAGGCGAAATGATAGGTGTTGATGGACGTTCGGCTGATTTTCTGCACGTAGAAAATGCCCATCTGTTCATCATCATGGAAGAATACCAAAGGCGTGTTACGGATGAAATCGGTGAGGGTGGTATCATTGCTGTCGATGTCAAAGCCGAATGTGTCAATTTCCTGCGACGCAGCAATCAGGGAACGAGCTTGATACAAGTTCCCCGATGTAACGTCTGTCGCCGAAAATTCTTTGTCCAGGTAAATGATTTTGTTCGTTCCCATGTGTCACGTCCTCTGCGGTGCCATCGCGATAAACTGGAAGGTCAGACCGTTCCAGTACGACTCTTTGTCTGTCTTTACGATAAGATTGTCCTGTCCGGAGGTCACGTAGGCGTTAAACGTAAGCGTTTTCTGCCCGTAAGGTAAAACTACCTTGTGACTGTCCTCCGGTGCGCTCAGGACTTCATACAGCGCGTCGTAGTCGGCATATTTACCGACTACGGGCTGAATTGTCATCTCATAGTTATAAAACGTGCCAATAATATCGCGTATCATGCGGCCGCTTAAAGCACGTTCCGCGTTCTCGCCATCGAGTACTTGAAAACTGCGCTTCAAGCCGGTGACAAAAACGTTATAGTTTTTTCCGTCTACAGAAAGTAACATTTATGCACCACCTGTCACAAGATTTACGCCGCGTCGGCGTGTTTCGCTGCTGTTATACGCATTGGTAATGCGCGCGAACTTCGTACCGTCAATATACAGATTGATCGGCGCGTTGTTATTGCCCGTACCGCCGCGCGCGTCCAGAGCTTTGTTGAAAGCGTCGATCATGGTAGACAACGGAGTTTCGACGTTCACGCCGCTCCTCTGGTCGCCCAGCAGCGCAAGAAACTGATTGTTCGGCGAGATTACCGCGCCGTTTGCCAGTGCCGGAACGTTCAGCGTCGGCATAGAGGCGTTAAGCGCAAAGGTGCTTGTTCCAGAGAACGCGCCGATAAGCGAGGAAATGCCGCTGCCGATACTGTTTCCGACCTTTCCGAGGAGGCCAATAACATATGCGAGCGCGTCGCCAAGCGCGGTAATTGCCTGCGTTGCGAGCTCGATTGCACCGATTACCGCAGAGCCGATAAAGCTGATGATCGGCTTTACAACCTTCCAAATCTGCTGTAATACGGGGGCGAGCGCTTCGCATACCTTTGCAATGGCCTGCAATGCCGCCGTGAGCAGGTCGAGCACCGCTGGGGCAGCCTTTTCGATAGTCCACTTGCCGAACGGCAGGAGGACGTTCTCATACGCCCACGACAGGCCGTTCATGATGATATCTACAAGCGGTTCAATCGCCGCCCACAGGTTGCGGAACGCCGTCATTAGCGGTTCAAAGTTGAGTCCGCTTGCCCAGTTCGCTGTGGCCTGCGACATTCTGTCAATGCCTGCAAGCACATCGTCGATGATTTTAAGGATGCTTGTCCAAATCGCGACGCCGTTACCGTTGTACTCCCATGCGGATTGCAGATTTTCGGCAATGGACTTAATCGCGGTGATAATGTTCGTGATGATCGAGAGGATGTGCGCAAAGATACTTTGTCCCAGTCCGCCCTGCGTCCACGCCGTGATAAACGCCTGTCCGATGGAGTTAATAAGGTTAACGACCGCCGTAATCATCTGCATCAGCGCGCTTAACAGTCGCTCGCCTGCATTGCCGTCGTTCCACGCAGCGATAAAAGCCTGTCCGATTGCCGTAACAGCTTGAACAACGGTATTGATGAGGTTCATAATGCTTTGCAGCATTTGCTCTCCTACGTTGCCGGTATTCCATGCGTTCGTAAACGCGGTTGCAATCGAGGCAATCAGATCGAGTATCGTTTGCAGCAGGAGTTGCAGATTGTTCAGTGTTTCAACGCCCGTTCCGTTGTTCCAGACGTTCATAAACGACCGACCGATAGACGTTACCATGTCTTTCAGCGCAGAAAGAGCGTTCTTTGCGCTGTCAATGGTCTGCTGTCCGTACTGCGCCCACGACTCCTGAAACGTTTTCCAGAAATCCGTGAGCCACTGCGGCATCTGGTTTTCCGCCGCAGAAAAGTCGGTATCAAACTTCGGCGTGCTCGGGTCCTCGGTATTGTTCGTGAGCTTCTGCACTGTATCAAACGACGCAAGAGCCTTTTCAGCTTTCTTTGTCGCCTTTGTGGTGTCGTTTGTTGCGTCTACCTGTTCCTCAAGCGCTTTAGCGTTGTCCTGCGCTTTCTGCGCCGTAGTTCCGAACACCGAGGCGGTAAACTGTGCCATCTGTGCCGTTACCTGTGCAAGCGCCTGCATTAGTTTGTTCAGCCATGGCAAAATTGCCTCGTAGATCGGCTGAAAAGCCGTTAACAGATTGCTTTTTACTTGCCCGAAAGACTTTGCAAACGTCTTGTTGGCAAGAAGTGCGCTCCCCAGACGGTTTGTCAATGCCGTCAGTGCTTTGGAAATCAAATTGAAAAAGAGCGCACCGGCAACAATGGATTTCAGACGAGTACCGAAAGAACGAATGCCGTTACCTGCCTTTTTCATCGATTTCGCCGAGGACTTGCCGAAACTTGAAAACTTTGCTTTGAGTTTGTCTACAGCCTTGCCGAGGGCGTTTCCGATGGAGTCTTTGAGCTTGCCGAACGTTGTTTTAACGCCGTTCCCCAGTTCAGAAAGCACGCGCTTAACCTTCGCAAATTTCGAGGTTGTCTGATTTGCGAAATCGCCCATTGCAGCTTTGGCCTGCGCAAACCCTGCCTGCATGGTCTCAAGTTTCGCCTGCTCATTGCTGAGACTGGATGCGACGTTCTGCCCTTCGGGGCTCATACGCGACGCTTCGGAAGCCTCTGCAAGTTGCTGCTTGAGCATTGCCGCCTTGTCGTCTGCGTTTCGCAGCGCTTCGGCGAGCTTGTCGGACTCAGCTACAAGGTTGTTCAGTTTTTGCGCCGACTCCGAAAATTCCTCCTGCGGAATTTCGCCCGTTGCCGCCTGCTTGAGTTTTGCATTATAGTCAGCCTGTGCCTTGACGATTTCCGCGTTGACTTCCTCAAGTCGCCCGGATAACCGTTCTGCCTCTTTGGATGTAGCGGCAAGGTCGGCTTTCATCTTCAAGCCTTTCGTGCCGCCAGCGGCGACCTTTTCCCACTGCGCGGCGAGCTTGTTCACCTTCGCGGTTTGCTTGTCGATGGCGGCTGACTGCTTTTCAATGTCTTTCGACATCTGTTCAAGCTGTTTCTTTGCCTGCTCGTCACTGATTGTTGCTTCAATTCGGATAGAGCCGTCCGCCATTTATTCACCGCCTTTCTATTTGATCTGCGCCCAGAATGCGTCTACTACTTCCTTCTCTTCCTCAGAAAGTGCAGGCGTGGGCGTAAGATTACGTTTGAGTCGTTCGTAGTCCTGCCGCTGCTTGCCCTTCATCTTGCTTGTGTCCGTGCCTCTGATCTGGATTGCATGAGAGATAGCAGAGTCCTCGTCAAGACTTTCCATCATCGCCATAAATTCAAACCAGTGCAAATTGATCTTGTGCAGTTCAATCCCGAACGTCTGCCGGAACGACGCATACAGCCGTGCGGCGTCATAGTCGAACCACAGCAGCCGTTTACCGCCCGGTTCGATTTCTTTATCGTCACCGCATCGAATGAACCACTGTAGGCCTTCTAGGGCCACGTCAAGGGGCGGCATCCCTGCTCCGAAAAGCAGAGACAGTGCCACCATTACGCGGTCATTCTCGTTCAGCTCCGGGTCATCGAGCGCAAGGGAAATCTGAATGCCGATGCGGTAATCCGTGCGGATGAGATAGCCCTTGTAATCGCTCGGCAGGCGGTCGAGCAGCATGTTAAACACTGCCGACACGCTCCGAACTGTACTTGTTCATGTTCGCTACGCGCTTCTGTGCGTGCGCGTCTACGATCGGGATGAGCTGAGAGAAAAAGTCTAAGAACTGGTCAGAGGACGGAAGCACCGCGCCGAAAACCTTCTTGCAGGTATTCTCGCCGATGAGCGCGTCCGTTTTGTCGCGAATTTCCTTGTCAAATTCAACAACGGCATCAATCGCGCCCATAACGTCGTTGTCCTTTGCGGAAATGGCATCTGCCTTATCCTTGAGCTCGTTCAGCAGTTTGAAAAAGCCCTGAATAAAGCTGTCGTCCGAGAGGGGAAGCGAAATTGTTTCCCCTGCATCGTTTACCTCGATGATCTTAACGCCACTGTTTACGCGGATACTTTCCATTTCTTATTTCCTCCTTAAACTGCTACGTCAGCAGTGAATACCGGCGCGCCATCGGTGATCTTTACAGTGCCGGGGATGGGGTCGCCGACATAGTTGATCGTAAATTCCTGCGTCGGGGTTGCGTCGCCATCGCCGCCGTAGCTGTCGAGCTGAATAGAGACCTCCTGCACCTCTGCAACGTAAGTTGCGCTAGCGCCATCGCCGGTAACGTCCCACAGGTCGACATTCAGCATCCATGCGTGCGCATCGGCCAGAATTGCGCGTGCGCGGCGCTTCTTGGTGATGAACGTGTATACCGGGTCGCCCTTCGTGCACTGCTGCGATACGGACATGTTCGGCTGATAGCCGGTCAGCTCCGTAGTCGCAGAGGACGAAATAATATCCTGCTCAGTCTCGGTCTGTGCGCCGAAATCAATAGCAGCACTCGTTACGTTCTTGCCTACGCGCGCCCAATTTGCGGCGGAATACTCGCCCATCTTGTCGGAAGTATCCAGAAAGTGTGCGATAAGGGAACGTTTTACCTTTTCAGTAGTTGCCATTTGTTACACCTCTACTTCATATTTCATGGTCATGAGAATTTGATAATCCTCGGTTAAATCTTCATAGCGTGCTACAAGAGCCGCCGGAGTAATACGCTCGACATCCGTTACCGTCATGCCCTCACCCAGTTCGGGAGGGTTTTCTTCTGCCCATGCCCCCACTTCATTCAGCAGTGTTTCTACGTCAAGACGTTCGCCGCTGCTTGTTGGCAGAGCGCGGTACATAATACCGAATTGGTATTGCGCGGAATAGCTTCCATCCACGTACTGAGCCGTTTTGAAAGCGCCTGAAACAGATGTGAGCATCATTCCAGAGCGTTCAGGGGGAAGATATTCAAACTCGATATCAGGGACATGCCCTTGTAGCCATAAAAGAACGGCGCGTGAGACTGTATCTTGCTCACGCACCGTTAATACATTTACCTTTTCAGCCATCGCTCAGTATCTTTCGCACTCCTTCCCTCCAGTGTTCCTCGTTCACCGCACGGCTTGCCTCAAACCAGTGTGGTTGTGCGTGTTTGTGCATCGCCTTGCTGTATTTGAGGTCTCGCTCGGTCAACACCTTGCGCACGCCCTTAGGCGCGAACGTGCTTCCTGTTGCCGGGTCGATCATCACCTTGCCGTAATACTGAAAACGTGCATACGGCGAGGCATACACGATGGTATGCCCGTGCCGCTGCACGTTCATTGCCAGCACTCCGGTTCGCGCCGGAACAAACGGGTCGGTGTCCTTGATGATCTCCTCAACAAGCCACGCATTCGCCTTTTCCACGCGCCTATCAAGCACGTTGTTTGGCAAGTGCAGCTTCATAGAGTAACGTATCATCGGCCGCCCACCTCCAAATGCTGCAAGCCCCCGTAATCATACAGAGAGACGCTTGTAACGCGGTATGTCTCGTACTTCTCACGACATTTCTGGTAACTTCCTGCATCCGGCACATCGCCGCGCGCAAAATAGTCCTTTTCAGGGCTGATGATCTGCGTAAACGGTAAAGGGATATGCAGCGTTACACTATCTGCGCTGTTCTGTGCGGTTTTCGTTACGCTCGTACCTCTGGTGCTTTCAAGCAAAACGCCCGTCAGAACAGTTCGGCCAGACGGCTGAAACAACGTTACAGTGTGGGGCAGTCGCATCCGCAGCACCTCCCACCTCGGTACAGCATTCCGGTATTTGCAAGATACATTTCCGCAGCCGCTTTGAGCTGTGCCTTTGCCTCCTGCATTGCCTCTGTGCCGCTGCGATAGCTTACAGACCAAGAGCCAACGCTCTCGCTCTGTTTCTCCTGCTCAGCAGATGCCGCGCGAGTTTGGAGCGTATCAATCACTTGATATTGTTCCGCGACCGCACAGCACGCCATCTTTGCAGGCTCGCTATCGTCAATTCTTCCGCGCGCAAGATAGGTAAGATACGCTACAGCGCGGCTTTCAAGGCGCGGAAACTCGTCCTCGGCAATCTGGTTGCCGAGGTACGTATCCTTGTAATATGCGTAATCTACCATTTGCGTTTGCTCCTTACAGAAGGGTTACGGATGCGGTGCCGCTCTTGCTTGCGTCCTGCTTCGACTCAGCAGTTACCGTGAGGCTCGATGCAGTCTCCGCCTTGTCAACGGTCAGCAGGCCGTCCTCGGTGATCTTGGTGTTAGCCTTTGCGCCGCCGGAAACACTCCACGATACGCTGTCGGAAACAATGCCGTCGCCGGTTACATCCGCAGTAAACACCTTGGAACCGCCCTTTGCAAGGCTTGCAGTCGCCGGAGTTACCTTTACATTGGAAACAGTGCCGCCGTTGCCGTAAACGGAGAACGGGAACGGGTTTTCCATGTCCGCATTAAATGCAGTTACCGGGTTTGCGATCTCCCAGCCGAGGCGCATAACTGCGCGCAGCGCAACCATGTCGTTCTGCATGAGGTTGTACTGGATTGCCTTGGTAGACGGATCCTGAATAACGCCCTCGGTGAAGATCTTGAACGTGATGTCCTGACGGATGGCGTAAACGAGCTGCGACCAGTCGCCGACAATCATCTTTGCGAGCGTCGGGTCAAACGCGCCGTTATTCGGGAAATACATATCCATGCCGTCCAGAGCGTAGCGAGACGCGCCCTGCATGTCAGTCTTAAAGATCGGCTGACCGGTGGTATCTACCAGACCGCGCAGCTTGCCGCGCATCTGTACGGCGGATACAACGCCGTTCGGGCTGTAGCCGTCCAGTTCAACCTTTGCGATCAGGCCGTTCTCGCCCATGATGTCGCCGAAAGTGTCGGTAGAGGTCGGAACGCCGTTGCCTGCTGCAATCGCAGACGGGACAACGCCATCACGCCACGTGGTCGGCTTGTCAGCGCCGAACAGGATTGCGGCGTCAATCTTCTTGCCGAACGCCTCGACCAGACGCGGACGAACTTCACCCCAGATGTCGTAATCCGCATCATCCAGAACTGCCTCCGGGATGGGGACGATTACCGCGATTTCCTCGGCGTAAATCTTCTTCTTGTCCCATGCCATCTTGGTCGTCTGCTTGTACGCTGCGGAGTCAGCCGCGCCAGTGCCGGAAACCTCGCCGTTTACCCAGTAAGCGGTCGGCAGCATATCCAGAACGTTCATGGTCTGGGTCTTGCTGGTCATGTTCGGCAGGCGGCGAGCCATACGCAGCACTGCCGACTCTGCAACAGCGCCCTGAAGGATTTCACGAGTTACCGGCTCCGGGATGAGGCCGGAAAGGGAATTGCGGTCAATTACGTTATTTGCCATTGTTAAAAGCTCCTTTTCTTACTTGATCGCCCCACGAATAAGCGCGTTCATCGCTGCATTGGGGGCGTTTTTCTGGTTGCCATCGCCAACAGGCGCAGTCCAATCAAACGAGGTTCGCGGCCGACGTTCCTGCGCGATTGCATCCACAGCCTGTTCAAAGGTGGTCTTGTCATCTACCATCTTCGCGGCCTTGAACGCGATAAACTCCGCTTCGTCGCCGGTGAAACCTTTCGACGAAACGTATCTTTCGTGCTCGAGCTGTTCGATCTTCGCGTTCGCCGCCGAAAGGTTGCTTACTGCGGTGTCGCGCTCTTTGGTGATGTTGTTCATTCTGTCCTGCTCGGTCTGCTGACTGTCTTTCCACGTGCGGAATGCGTTCAACTCTTCCTCGCTGGGCATTTTCTTCCGTTCACGCTCAAGGCGAGACTGGATCATCTTATCTACGTCCGCCTGACTGAACGTCTTTTCCTGCTGTGCAGCAGTGTTGTTTTCCGCGCTCTGCGCGTTGGTGTTGGTAGCGTTGTTTTCCATTGTGGTCTCCTTGTTTAACGTCCTGTCGGACAATTTGGCAATAAAAAGCACCGTGTTTCCACGATGCCAATTATTCAATTACTTTCATGCGGTTGGTCTGTGTCGGCAGGCTCGCCGCCCGGCTGAATTCGCGATATTCTTTCTTCAATCGTCGAATGCGGATGCCTGTTTGCTCTTCCTTGCCCGTCATTCCTGCGGCGTTGTACGCGGCTCTGCGGCGCTCCAGTTTGCGCACTGTGCGTTCTATCTTGCGCTGCATCTGCGTTGCTTCATAGGCGCTGTACGTGCGCCCCTCGAACTCCACAGGCGGTGGGTCGATGTTCGCAAGCTCGTCGTCCGTGTAGACGCGCTCAGAAACGCCCTCTAAAAACGCATGCCGATGATGCCTACAGTTAGCGCCCTCCAGACCGTCAACAGCACCCAATCCACAAACCTTGTAAATATTCGGGTATTTGCTGCCGTCTTTCGTGCTGTAAACCTTGCCTTGCCATGCCTTGTGGTTCTTCCATCCTGTGCCTTTATCACGCGCGCCGCGATGGGCAGTGATTTCGTACAGGTCAGTTTCCAGTGTTTCCGCAGCCGTTTCCGTGTATTTCGAGGTGAGCTGATTTAGCCCCGTGAAAATAGCTCTGCGCGCTGCAACGTCTGCATGGTCTCTGTGCCCTGTCGCATAGTCAATCGTGTATATGCCGCTGTCTGCAAGCTCTCTAACTGCATCCTCAAGTGACTGCTGCAACGTAAACGCGCCGGACTGCATTTTCACTTCCGCTTTGTCAAGGGCGGCTTGATACGCCTTTGCAATAGGCTGAAATGTAACCTTTCCGTTTGTTTGCAGTGCAAAACCGAGAGAGCGTGTAATGTTGCGGTATCCGTCAAGCGTCTGTGACTGTATCTGCGCGATATCCGCAGCCGTCACCCAGAAAAGCGGTTCAGCAATGCTCGCCTTGCTTGCAAGCTCGTTGTAATACTTCTGGTTGTATTCAACAACACGGTCAAGTGCTTCCTGCACCTGAGGCAGTGTTTCCTTGCTGTGCTTTGCAATCATTCGTTCGATGGTCTCCATATCCAGACCACGCGCACGCAACGCGCGAATGTCGTTTATGGCGACTTCGTTCAGCTCGCCGGTCAGCTTAAAGCGTGAACATATCTCGCGCAAGATGTCCTTTTCGAGCTCTCGCATTGCAATCGCAATCGGTTCGGGCGCTGCGTCGAGGTATTCCGGTGTGATTGGATACTTCATTCAATCTCATCTTCCCCCTCGTCTGTCATATCCTGTGCTTTCGGCAGCATTTTCTTTGCCGTCTCGTCATCCTCATTGAGCCACTTAGCGCGGAATTCCCAGTCGTTCATAATGCCTGCGTTAAGCAGTTGCATGTCTCGCGTGAAGTCCGTGCTCTTGTCCTCGATGATGCTGTCGTCAAAGTCAATGCTGATTTCCACATCTTCATTCAGCCCGGCGTTCATTGCATCATTTCCGAGTCGCAGAATAATGCGGCACAGCTCCACAAGTGCCTGCTCAAGGATGATTTCATGCTTCTTGATCGTGCGGAACATGGTGCTGTTTTCGCTGATTACCTGCGTGGCGGTTGCAACGCTTGCGCCGTCGAAGTGGTAATAGCTCTCGCCGAAACCTGTCTTGGTTGACAGCAGGTTCAGCTGATCTTGAATGCCTCGGTTGTGCTCGCCGGTTCTCAGCGTCATATCAATCGGCTGAATGATATTGCCATCCTGCGTATCCTCCGGCAGCACATAATATGCGAGCTCGTCCGGGTCGAATACCGGCTCGCCGTCAAGGTAATTCGTCGCAGCAGGCTTGACCATGATGCGCTTTTTGCCGAGCAGAAACTCGTTTACATAGCTGTCATATGCGATATCAACGCCTTTCAGAACGTCAATCGCGTTTGCATACACCGGAATGCCAAGCGGAATGTAATAGTCAAAGTTGTTCGCGATGTTCAAACGATCAATCACAAACTGCCGCTTGTTCGAACCAGTATGCACAACAGGAGGGATTTTCTCAAACCCCGGCACTTTCGCAAGGCTTTCTTCAATCAAACTTTCATTTGTGATTTTGAAAATGCGGTTTTCGATGTCGTAAAAGCCGATTTCATTTCGCTTGTGGATTTGCAGATAGCAGTAATCCTCGCCTTTCACGGTGGTTCTGCTGTCGAACGCGCATTCCATGATAACGCCGTTCTGCCATGCCAGAGGGAAAATGTGCTCTACAGTCACATAATCAATCTGAATGCCGTTTGCTGTGCCTGCAATAGGCTGTTCGCCGTCCGACACTGCACCGACAACACGCGGAATGTATGCGACCGTACCCAGTGCAGACTTCATTTCCTGCATCTCGTTCGCCTTTACCTCGAAGTTGTTCTCTTCAAAGATGCGGTCGACGAACGCCTGTTCTTTCTCGCCCTCCAAGGTGATCTTCACCTTTTCGTTCATGAGTAGGTTCGCCCAGTCCTCGGCTAACTTCTTCGCCATACCGAGCGTATATCGCTTGCAATGCACGGTTCGGCCGCAGTTCCGCACCTTGTAATGGTGGAATGACTTCACATCACCCACATACCAGCTGCGCCACTCCGCAACCTTACCGTAAAACTCGGGGGCGATTGTGTTATAGCCGAGCTCTTTCAGTTTTTCAATGATCGTCAAGCAATCACTCCCATTCTTCTGTAAACGCGCTCAAGGGCGTATCTCGTGGCGTCAATCAGATGGTTATTTTCATCTGGATATCCGCTGATGATCTCGCCGTCCTTGTCGCGCTCATACTCATAGTTCACAAACTCATCATAGGCGTGCGGCGTTCGCTTGCGGTCGATGACAAGTGTCCTGCGCTGTAGCCACTTCATGCCGTACTCGACACTGCCGGGACCCTTCACAGCCTCTTTGGCAGGCAGTCGCATAGCGCGGTAGTCTGCAACACTTTTGGGCTCTGCACTGTCGCAGGTGATAAACGTATCATTATAGCCGCGCTCCATGATAATACCGGCGCTTTCCTCGTTGCTCAGCTTGTTTTTGTATATCTCATCGATAAAATACACCGTCTCCCGCGCCCTGTCGTAGTGGACGCGGATAAAAGCGAACGGGTCGGGGAACCATCCCCAGTCAGCGCCTTGATAGATATGATCGAACGTTGTCACCTCATCATCTGTGATTTCTCGCAGTTCAAGGTTTTCAAAGACGTTGCCGCCCGTGCCGACCGGAATACCGAGGTATTCATGCTGATATGCTCGCTCGTTCGTCAGTTTTAGGTGCTCCGCCTCATAGATAAACTGATCGCCTAACCACTCGCGCGGCGCTTCAAGGTACGTGCTACGGTGGCAGAGACGGTCAGGGCGTTCTTCTAAACTGTCCTTGTTCGCCCAGTTGTCGCGGCTGATCGGAGGGTTATAACTCTCAAAGTTCCAGTACTTATCACCGCCGCGCATTGTAGACTGCAAGATCGTTCGGATTTCCGCGCGTCCTGCGAACTGGTCTTTCTCCTCGAAATGCGTAACAGCAATATAGCCAAACGGAACCTTGATTGACTTGATTTTCATCGGGTCATCAGCGCCGCGAAACATGATTTTCTGTCCGGTCGGGCGATATATCAGCTCCATCGGCGATACCTTCGCTTCCCAGTAGTCAGCCATACCCAGCTCACCAAGTGCCCATACATACTGTGCGTATACACTATCG